CTGGTAACGAATGTAAAGTTGTTCCTACGCCTACAATATTATTTGAAGATCATTACGAGTGTTCTTTATATGGATACGAATATTCTCATACTCTTTTTTCTAATTTTAGTAGAGAATTTGTAAATGAACACGGTGCTTATGCAAAGTTTACATGTACACCAAAAGAGATTAAAGATGTTTAGAGATCCAGAACAAAATTTAATTAAAGAGTTAATGAGTTTGCCTACTCAAAATTATTGGGTTAAATTTACTTATTAAAAACATGAAACAGTTTAATTTTATAGATTATGAAATAATAGAATATCGTAATGAAATTCCACGTTATCAAGAAAATATAGATAAAGAGTTTACAATCCACTAAATTAGTGTGACGTAGAACGATTTATAGCGTAGGTTTTAGTCTTTTATATACTATCTATCGTATTATTTTTTCTTGTTTTTATTGATTATTCTTTTATTTAAAAATAGTAAATTAGAAAAAAAATAGAAAGGAATAATATGACGATAGAAAAGTTAAGTAAGATTATCAAAGATATCAATAAAGAAAATGCGCCACCTAATGGCTGGCCATCAGATAAAGAATGGAACGAGGAAGAAGCTAAAAAAGCAGATGCGGCAGCAAGCTTAGGTTTAGAAACTTCTGATTTTTGCGATGACGGCGCAGACTTAGAAGAACTCAAAGATATAATAGAAGGGAACGACTAATGGCAAATTTAGTAATAAGGCGAGATCAATTAATTTATTCTAATGCGATAGCTAGAACAAGTAATTGGCCACGCCATTTTAAAAAGCACGAGTTCGAAGATGTAACTAAATTTAATAAAGAACAAGTATGGCCAATCCATTTCGATATTAAAATGCAACCACACTGTCATCGTATTTTATTCGAACATGCTAACGGAGAGTTATATCAATTAGATATACCTAATTCTGTTTATAACGAACTACAGACAGTAGAAAGGGTTACTAAACACTAATGGTAGATCAAACTAAAGATAGAATACAAGAGGTACAAACTGCTAATCATGCAAGAACTTATAAAAAAGAAACAATTAATAAGTTTAATAAATGGTTAAAAGAATGTCCTGTAAAATACGAAGATGTAACTTCTAATGAATCTGAAGAAGTGTATGTTAAAACAATAGACTTTCAAACGATAGAAAGGAAATAATGAGTAGAAAAGATGTAGAAAAAGCACTTAAAATATGTGGTAGTCCCATGACTTATAGTCAGTTTTACAAGAAATTAAAACTTACTAAAGAACAACAAAAAGCTAAAGCTAATGCCTGTGTACATTTTTTAACTGATGTGCCTAACTCTAAAAAGGGTTGGGCATTTATTAATCAGATGAAAAAGTATCTACATAAAGGTAGATATAGTATAAGATTAAAGGGCCGTGGATCAAGAAAGATACATGGTAATCAAAGTTTTATACCTTTAAAATATGCTGAAAAATACTCTGTTTATGTTGATTATAAAATTAAAGATAGCAATAGTCCAGGTTATAATGATTCTAAAGTATATGCTATGGAGCAAAAGTTTAGAAACATTAGAAGTAATTTACAATCTATTAAAAATCAAATTGATGAGATATTAAACGAAGATAAATGAAATACATTTTGATATTTTTTCTACTTGTAGGTTGTGCTAAAGATTATGATTTAAATCCCTATACTACTGTAATTAGAGAGTTATTAAAAAATGAAAATGATACTATTTCTAATAATAATGTTAAATGATGGTAGTTTAGCATTACAAAAAATAGAGAGCAAAGAGATATTATCTTGTTCTTTATGGATAGAAAAAAATATAATATATAAAGAAAATCCATTATATACGAATGGTAATAACGAAGTGTGGATACATTCTTATTATAAGAAACAACGTATAGTAGGACATATCTGCGAGAAAGGAGAACTATGAAAAGAAAACTTAAAGTTAAATTTAGTTTGATTGTTCCTTGCGAGAAAGAGATAGTCATACATGACGAAAAAATGTTTAATGAAAATAAAGAATCATTTTTATTATCTTGTAGTGACGAGAACGATTGTCAATTATTATTATCAGATTATATAGAAGAATATGGTATAGAATCAATATCTGATAGTTTTGTAGAAGATAGTCCTAATCGAGAAGTACATAGTATACAATCTATTACTGACGATAAAAATAATTTTATTTATAAAGAAAAGACGTGAACATATTTTATTTAGATACTAACCCTGCGTTGTGCGCCGAGTATCATTGCGATAAACATGTACTTAAAATGATTATAGAGTATGCGCAACTACTATCGACAGCACATAGAATATTAGATGGCGAAGAAGTAAAAGTGCTTTCTAATTCTGGTAAACAAATGGTTACTCAATACAAACTTAACGATTATAGAGAACAACATTTATATAGATGTGCTCATATTAATCACCCCTCTAATATATGGGTAAGAGCAGCCGCAGATCATTATATTTATACTATGGAATTGTGGAATTCTCTTAATATGCAATACACTAAAAGATATGGTAAAGTTCACGAAACTTTTAAGAAGTTGTGTCAATATCTTAATCAATTACCTATTAATATAGATAAGAATGTTGGCTTTAATATGCCACCACAATGTATGCCTGACGAGTGTAAACAAGAGTTTGATACTATTCAAGCTTATAGAAAATTTTACAAGGCTCACAAAAGAGAGTTCGCAACCTGGAAAAATCAAGTACCTGCGTGGTTTAATTAACTTTACAAACACGATAAAATATGCTAACCCTAATTTAAATGTTAGTGTATTTTCAGTTCAAACGTTGTGGATATTATGCTAACGGCCTTATCGAAGCAGATAATTTAGATGCGGCGGCTAAGGCTCTTTGGGCTGAGCATGTTAAAACTTTTAAATGGGAAAAAAATACGTTTTTTTCTGAAGAAGCAAACACACTGACAGTAGAGGAGTACAAATATGAGCCAAGCTCTGATGGAAAAACTGAACCAGAAAAGAAGTCTGGAGGCGAAGTGGGCCTCTGACTTAATAGCGAATGGAACAGTTACTGTGTCAATGGTCAATACCTCAAAAGAGATTAAAGACCTTGAACGTGAAATAAAAGAAGATAGCGAACAAAAATAAGTTCGCTGTACATTTTTGAATAATTAAATTACCATAGCAATATGGCTAAAGTACCTATCTCACGATTAAATTCTGCTCCCGAAAAGTATGTACAAAATGATTTTAACCAATTAATTGAAGACTTACAAGACATGGTTAAGATTTTAAATTCAACTTACCCTAAAGATCAATCTGATGAACAAGATAGAAAGGAGTTTTTTTTAAGTGGCTAACATATATAAAAATGAGATGTTCACTCTTGCGAACACTGGATCAAATTTAATGTATACAGTTCCAGCTGATACACGAGCTATTGTAAAAACGATACAAGTACAATCTAATGTAAGTAATGCAACTGTAACTTTATCTGCTCATACCTCTGGAAATGTGGCAACAACTGTAGGGACTCAAATTGTGGCAGTTAACACTACAGAGAACTTGTTGAAAGGCCCGATGATCCTAGAGGAATCAGAGTTTTTAACTGTTGTTTCAAATACTGCTAATACAACAAGTGGTATAGTTTCTGTTCTTGAAATAAATAGGAACGAACAGTAGTAATACTTGTACTCATCTAAATAATTCTCTATATAAAGAAAGAAAATACTAATTCGAGGAATAATCTAATGTTAATGTGGTTTTTTAGAAAAGCAATATTTGTAATCTTATTAATAATCTTATATGTGTATATTACTATATAGGATTATAAATTTTAAAAAATATTTTTCAGAAAATATAAAAATAGCCAATACCAATACTTTTCGACTACTATTCAAGTATACCAATGATAATACTGGTATTGGCACTTTTCTAATGCCAATACCGCCAATACCTATCCCGAGGCTGCCGTGAGGACTTTTTTTCTTTGTTTATTGTTTAATTTTATTGTATATATAGTATATTCAACAAGTTAAAGTTAGAATATAAATAAACAATTAGAAAGGAGAAATATGTCTAATATAAACCTGGCTATCAAGCCAAAAGTTACTCCAAAGACTAAAAAGTCTGAAGTAGTAAAACCTAAAGCTAAAGTTAAGACAAAAGCTATGGATCCAAAAGACTATAAAGGTACATATAAATATGACAAAGATAGTCGTATTCAATTATGTGTTCCTAAAAATCCAAAGCGAGTTGGCTGTAATGGTTGGAAAAGATTTAATCTTTATAAAAATGGTATGAAGATTAAAGAATATCTAGATGCTGGTGGTAAAACCATAGATTTAGATTGGGATAGAGAAAGAGGGTTTGTTGCAGTAGAAATTATAGACGAGGCTGGTAGAGCTGGTAAGTCTGAAAAAGCAACATTTACTCTTAAAAAATAATACTTTGTATAATTTGATAATAAAAAAATTATACTATAATCTTGGTAGCGAATAGTTTAGTCATCTTTCTATTCGCTATCAACTAACAGAAAGGGAGCTTTGAGGGTTGCTATGCGTGTTAATCTTATTGTAAGATCAAACCCTCACTATTAAGAAAGGAGAATAATATGGGTTATACAAATTACTGGTATCAAAGTATTGATATTCCAGACGACAAGTGGAAAAAAATCAAATTAGAATATAATGAATATGTTAAACCAATTGCTGGTAGTCTTATTGACGATAGTTCTAGTGAAGATAATATAGTGTTCGATGGAAGTTGTGAGACTTTTTTATTTACTCAAAAAGCTAAGAAAGAATCAGAACGGAGTTATCCGGAACAAGATATAACTTTCCATTTTTGTAAGACTAGAGGTGCTCAATACGATTTAGCAGTGTGGTATCTTCTTACATTTATTAATAAGTTATGTCCTGAAATTAAAATATCGAGGGATATGTAATGGTAGAAAAAGATAAACTTGATTGGTGTTATTACTTTAAAAGTATTAAAAGTTGGATACGTGTTTGTAGTAAAGAGATGAATGAGGGCTTTTCTGTTTTTACAAAACAAACTATTGTTAAAGAACACTATAAAAAAATCGCTGACTCAGGTGTAGAATTTTATACTTGTGATGACGATGATTTAGATAAAGAATATGGAATGTATTATGGTAACTTAGAGTTTGATCCATTAGATATAATGGAATCTCATAGTGGTCATACTAAAATGTTCCATAAAGAAAATGGTAAATGGCAACAATTATAAAATATTGTTTAGATTGCTTTTTAATTTTTTTATTATATATAAAAAAAGAAAGGTAGAATATGTTTAAAAGAATAAAAAAAGCAGAAGATGATCCTTCTTTAAGTCAGGCGCAAAAATACGTAAAAGGGTGGGTAGAAAGAGTTACCTTAACTACTGGTGTATTACTTGTTGACGAAGAAGCTACACTAAAACGAGGTCTTAAAAAAAATAAAGCTGCATCTTTTTTAGCTAATAAAGATGGTTATCCTAATATATTAGGTCCAGCTATTTTTATACCTTACGAAATAAAATCACAATGGTTCTAAAGGAGGTAAATATAAATGGCTAATACATACAAAAAACTGACGGTCTATCTTAGTGAGGAACAAGAGAAAGTCTTGACCGATTTTGACCTTAAAATTATAGACAAAAATGATTTCGATCTATTACATTATACAGTAGGAATCATAAGTAAAAGATTAGCAGAAACTAATCACAAGATGATTACAGATGTAGACCCTAATACTTGCGATCCTGTTACATTACAATATAATAGTAAAACGATAGGATGATATTATTTTTCTTGTTTATAGTGATATTATCTTTAGTAATCTGTTTTATATAAGTTAATTATAAAAAAGGAGAAAGAAATGGCGATAATACAAAAAGAAGTAGAAGAAAGGGACTACGGTAATTGCGCTAAATGCAATGTTAAATTAACTCAGATGGGTGCTCTATTATGGGATAATTCTGGTACCGTTTGTAACGATTGCGATTGGAAAGAAATGATAATACCTAATATTAAAAGTCATTATGGAGGTAAAAAATGCAAAAATTAATATATCGTGGTTATGACATTATCGAATACGATACAGAATGGAAAGTAATATTAGAAGGCAAAACTATTACTTCATTCGATAAAGTCGAAGGTGTTAGTGGCGAAGCAAGTTGTATGTGCGAAGTTGATCGTATCTATAGAAATGAACGTAAAAAGATTGATAAAAATATACAACGAGTTGACGCACAAGTTCAATTAGATAAAAACATAAAGAATGCGAGGAATAATGGCAGCTAGTAAATATATAGATGTTGTATCACATAATCCTAAAGCAGTATTGCCTAAAGATTATAAATTTAATAAAATACAACACTCACCTAAAGTATTACAAATCGAGAATGGTATGTTAGCATTCGATTTTGAAGGGACTTTTATTATTGATCCTACTTTAGACGAGACAGGTAGATTTCCTGTTGACTCAAAAAGTTATTATAAAATATCTGCAAAAGATAAAAAGAGAATGATCAAGGCCAATTGTAAAAGATAATGTGGAAATAATCTAGATTTACAATCATAAATAAATCGCTATATTAGGATAAATATGGCGATAACTATAGACCAGATACATCAAACAAACGAGGCGACCTTATCCTCAATGGAAAAAGCTTTTTGTGAAGGCATAGCTGCAGGAAAAGGTAAGAGACAAGCGGCTGTTGACGCAGGTTATTCTGAAACATCTGCTCATGTACAAGCTGCCCGCAACTTAAAGAAGGATAAGATTATCCAATACATAGATAGATTAAGGGTTGATGCTAGGCGCTTGACTAGTGAGTCTGTGTCAAAAGAGGTTGAGAAGCTTGACAAAGTGTATGCTGATGCTTGTGGCAAGAAGCAGTATTCAGCAGCAGTCAATGCGATAAGGCTGAAGTCGCAATTGTTGGGGTTCCTTGTTGAGAAGAAAGAAGTACAACACTCCACACTAGACGCTATGAACGATGATGATCTGAAAACATACCTAGACAAGATAGAGAAAGAACACAACATACAATAACACGCCGCCGCAGGCCTTGCGGTGATGATGCTTGTTGCGGTGATGCTTGTGCCTAGTGGATCAGTACGGATCCTAGGATCAAGGCGGATCAGCAGGGATCAAGATTAATAAAAAAAAATGAGGGATAGAGCTTTTTCCTCAAAAACAGAAATAAAAACAAATAGAAATAAAAACGTATAACTATGATTAAAAAAATATATTAAATAATTATTATTAATTAAAATTAGAAAGTTAAAAAAATGCTAATATACTATTTTAGGAAATCTTTATTTACTCTGTTTTTAATCTGTATTTATACTTATATGACTTTCTAGTGTAGGTTGTATTATGAGAATATAATAAGAACAAAAGTAGAACAACATTAAAACGAAAACCACCGAAAATAATACTTTTAATTTCTTTTAAATTAATTTATATTTAATTAACTTTTTTAAATTTAAATCTTTTAAAAATTAAAAGAGTTTAAGAAAGTTAGAAAGAAGAAAAAAGATGAAAAATAAAAACGAAGCTAAAGTAATCGAAAATAAAATAGCGTTATCTTTTAGAGAATTTAAAGATAAGAAAATTTTATTTAGATTATTTAATAATAAAAGAGATAAAACGAAATCTTTTATTATTTACGAAAACGCTAAAAATAGTACGACTATAGAAAAAGCGTTTAATAATAACTATCGTAAAATAGATATAGAATACGATACTACGAAGAATAATAGATTTAAAAAAGTAAATCTATTAGTAGATATTAATTCTTATCTAGAAAAATCTAAGAAAGATTTATACTTAGATTTAATAAACTCTAATAAAGAGTTTATAAAAACTAATAAAGTTAGTAACGAAGTTTTAGAGAATATAAAATTCTTCGAAGCTAAAATTAATAGTCTTTAATATTAAAAACTAAATTAAAGCGTCTATATTAATTTATAGACGCTTTTTTTTTATTCTTTTTTTTACTCTTATTAATCTAGTTTTATTAATCGTATTAAGTTTGACGCTTTTTAATCGTATTAAGTTTAAAAAGAAATTTCCCTGGCTTAGGGAGAAAGACGTAGAAAGAGTGATGAATGAGTCAAATGTGTATAAATTTTGTGTAGAAAAAAAATTTTTTTTAATTTATATCTTTACAATGTCTTTTTTAAATAGTAGCCTTCCACCTTTATATTGTAAAATACGCAAGGAGTATTTATATGATCTACGAAAACATCATGGAGAAAGCGAGGACTGTGTTATCTTTGGTCTTACAAGTATACAGGGTCGTGGTCTCCTCTTTAATATCATGCTGGAAAATGGTGCGTGCTTTTGGAGGCTGCCAATTGCTGCCTTCTTCTCTAAGAGTATGGAAAGAAAAGACGTGCCCGATATGTCAAACGACTTACTTCAGTTGTGGAATTGCTTTAACTATCACCATTCTGTTAATCATTTTTCTTTTTTATTAGGTCAACGAGCTAAATATTTTGGGAAAGATAAAAAACTTTATAGTGGTGAGTATTTGTTTACCGTTGACTGGTGTCACCCTGATGCCAATTTACTTGACACAGATCATTCTGAAATTCCTCAGGAGCATAAGTGCGCTCATGTACTGGAGCTTGACAATGGCAATTTTGCTGCTCAACCTAATAACAGACTATTATGGAACATTAATTCGTTCACTACGAGAAACGAAGTCCCCGACTACAAAGTCCAATCAAACGAATGGAATGTAGAAAATAAGGACTGGATGACCGAGGATACGGATAAATTTTTCTATGAAATAATAGAAAAGAAAGATTAGGTGTTGTTTCAAACATGTAGGGAGACTTACTAGAAACAGGGGTGATGGCGGGCAAAACTTTTTTGTTTATATAGTATCATAAACGAAATAGAGTGAGTTATGTCTATATCAATTTTACTTCCTACTAGGAAGAGGGTACCCTTAATAAAAAAATGTACAGAATCATTATTAGATAATGCAAAAAATCCTGACAAACTTCAACTACTTTATGGAGTAGATGACGATGATAAAGAAAGTATTGATGCATGTACCGCTATTAAACATCCGTTTAGATCAGTTATAAAGTTTAAAAGATTAGGTTACGAAAACCTACATCAATATAATAATGGCCTAGCTGCATATGCTCAAGGTACGTGGATCATGATATTTAATGACGATGCTATTATGCAAACTAAACATTGGGATTTAGAAGTCGATAAGTTTGATAGTAAATTTAAATTGTTAAGAGTTCAAGAATCAACTAAACATCCTTATAGTATCTTTCCTATTATACCTTGGGATTGGTTTAGATGTTTAGATCATTTAAGTTTGCATGGACAAAATGATGCATGGCTCTCAGAAATTGCATATCTATTAGATATAATGCAAGATGTACCTATTAAAGTTTTACATGATCGAGCTGATATTACTGGTAATAATGAAGATGAAATATTTAAATCTAGAGTTTATAAAGAAGGTCAACCAGAAAAAGAAGGTGATCTACATCATCAAAAAAATGTTAATGCTAGATTTGCAGATGCAAGTAAGTTAGCTTGGTATTTAAATAGAATTGGACAAACTTCTTTACATTGGCAAAAAATTGTTAAAAAAGAAATTAAGCCTTTCGAGAAACTAACAGAAAAGTTTGAAGCTTATACTAAAGCTGGCGAAGTAGGACGAGGATTACAAAATGCAAAAAATTCAGATCAAGGAAAAGTTAAAGTCAGCTATTCAGATATACAAAAAGACTAAGGATCCACGAGCTGCAGAAGTAATAGAACATTTAAATAGAATACTATCAACTTCTAAATCAAGAGATAGTTTATTAGATTATGCAAAACATATATATCCTGGTTACAAGGATCCAGCTCATATACAATTAATTGCAAAAAATCTTCAAGCTTTAGAAAAAGGAGAATTAAATAGGTTAGCAGTCTTTATGCCTCCAAGACATGGAAAGTCTATGCTATGTTCAGAGTTTTTTCCAGCTTGGTATTTAGGTAATAACCCTAATGAATTTGTAATTCAATCTACTTATGCTCAAGAACTAGCTGATGACTTTGGTCGTAAAGTTCGTAACCAGATAGCTAGTCCAGATTTTAATAGTGTCTTTCCTCAAGTAGGTCTACGTGCTGATTCAAGTTCAGCTAAACGATTTCATACAATGCAAGGTGGTACTTATTCTGCTGTTGGTGCAGGTGGAGCTATTACAGGTAGAGGTGCACACTTACTTATAATCGATGATCCTATAAAAGGAAGAGAAGATGCTGAGTCAGAAACACAAAGAAAAAATTTAGTAGAATGGTATAAGTCTGTTGCTTATACTAGACTACAACCAGGTGGAAAAATTATTATAATTCAAACACGTTGGCACCAAGACGATTTAGCTGGACATATATTAGCAGAGAGTAAAGAAGATTGGAAAGTTTTAGATTTACCTGCGATAGATGATAAAGGTAATGCGTTATGGCCTGAAGCTTATTCAAAAGAAGATTTAGAAAAAATAAAAGCGACAGTAGGAAATAGAGTATGGCAAGCTCTTTATCAACAACAACCATCAGGTGATGAAGGATCCATTATAAAAAGAGAATGGTGGAATATATATGAGGGAGAAAAAATTCCATCTTTATCATATGTAGTACAATCTTATGATACTGCTTTTTCTACAAGAAGTTCTGCTGACTTTTCTGCTTGTACTACTTGGGGAGTATTTACAGCAAGAGATGAAAGTAATCAACCTTATCCCGCTGCTATATTATTAGATGCTTGGAAAGAAAGATTAGAATATCCAGATTTAAGAAAACGTGCACAAGATAGTTTTGATGAATGGAAACCAGATCAAGTATTAATAGAACAAAGAGCTTCTGGTCAATCTCTTATACAAGATATGAGAAGATCAGGAGTACCTGTAGTTACTTTTAATCCAGATAGAGATAAAGTTTCTAGAACTCACTCAATAGCTCCAATGTTTGAAGGTGGATTAGTGTTTACATTGGACGAAGATTGGACTAAAAGTGTACTTGATGAATCAGCAGCTTTTCCTTATGGAAAATTTGACGATGTTCACGATACATGTGTACAAGCATTAATGAGAATACGTGATGGGTTTTTAGTAACTCACCCTGATGATCCAGAGGACGAAGATTATGAACAAAGGAAATACAGTCGTAAAGACAAACATTATTACTCTTGATAGATATAGACCTATTAAAAAAAGACCTATTACTACTAAAGAAGCTGAAAAACTGCAAGATGACGAAGTAGTTAATGCTTTTCATGAAGCTTGTATTAAGATTAGTGATAAAGTAGATATTAAAGGTTATGCTCTAGTAGCATGGGACGAGAAGGGAGTTCCTTGTATTTCGTGGTCTACAGGCCATAATAAAAACCCTATAAGCGAAATGTTACTTCCGACCTTTACACAATCGTGTTTTCAAGGTATACTAAATAAAAAATTAAGTACAACGGAGGACTTAAATGAGTAAAAACCCATTTACGAAGCAAGCGATTAATAATTATAATACTGAAAACTTTTCAGTTAAAGATGTTAAAGCAGCTAACAAAAGATTTTATGAAAAGTTCCCTGGAGCTATCGAGCCAGCTGCTATGATTAAAAAAGCTATGCAAGATCCAGGTGATGAAGTAGTAAAAGAACAAACAAGAAAAGAAAATGAAATGGAAAATTTCATTGGTAAAATAAATATAACTGGAGGAATCTACTAATGACAACTACACAGAAAACTACTAGAACACCTGTTCAGTACAATTCAAGTGGAGCTGCTGCAGGTTTTGGTCCACAAGCTCACCCACCACATATGGATAAAGCTGCTGAAAAAACTATTCAGGACAAAACTAAAGGCAATTCTGATTTTCATGGCGATAACATGTCTTTTATTAAAAAAATTAAAAGAGGTTAATTATGTCAGAAAATAATTACAGAAATAGTATTCATTCTGATCCAGACAAACCTAAAATTGATCCTAAGGGACTTAGAAGGGAAGAAAAAAAACCTACACATACAGGCGAAGATAAAGCTGTTTATGATATAAGAGAAGCTAAATCTAATTCTTATCATGATACTAATATGAAACTTATTAAAGATTTAAAAAGAGATGCTTAAATGAAAATGACTGCTGGTGCAGGTTCTGGAGAAGGTAGATTACAAAACTCTAGAATGTCAGCACCTAAAAAAAGAAAGGCCAAAAAGAATGTTAAAAGGAAAAAGAAAAAAATTAGATAAAAATAAAGATGGCAAGTTATCAAGTATAGACTTTGCTATGTTAAGAAAAAAAAAGAAAAAGGTAAAAAATGTCAAAAAAAGAAGATAACGATTTTGTAGCAACTAAAGCTGAAAAGACTTTTGACGATGATGGTAATATTCAAGTAGCTGAAGTAATAAAAATTACTGATAAATTATTACTTAAAAAACTTCAAGACAGTGGTGGTAATATAAGAAAATCTAAATTAAAAAATAAAAAAATGTCTGATGTTTTAGGAAAAAAGAAGTTTAACAAACTTAAAGAATAATAATGGCCAAGCAGAAGTTTACACACTTCGTTCCAAGAGATAAACCACCTAAAAGACCTAGACGACACAAAAAATCCCTTAACAAATCTGAAAAAAGAGATTATAAAAAATATAATCGACAAGGAAAATAATATGCAAGAATATATTTGTAGAGATGGAAGAATGTCCGTTAATGGTATATGTGCTATTGATCAAAAAGATAGTTCAGAAACTTATGATACTACAAAAACTATTATAGATGTATCTAAAAATAATAAAACTTTAAATGATCTCGCTGATAAAGGTAGTGCAGATTACTTTCCAGATTTAGGTAAAGAAAAAAATGAAGGAAAATTTGAATGGGATTTTGATAAACCATCTAAAGTAGAAAGTTTTACAAAAACTATGTCTAATAGTATAAATGCCTATAATAATTTTGTAGAAGAAAATTTAGGAATATCTTCAGCTACTCAAAATACTTTGAGAGCAGTAACTTCACTTGGTGCTATTAATAGTGGTGGAAGTTTAGCAGCAGTGCTTGGTCCTTTTGCTCTTCCAGCTATAATAGGTAATTCTATTAGAGGAAAATTAACTGATGAAGATAGACAAGGAAAAGATAAAGCTCCTATTGATATAATGAGTTTTGATATTCCAACTTATAATAATAATGATAATAACAATAATAATGACTCAGGACCTACTGCACCAGGTGCGGGTATGGGTGAAGGCGGTGGTTATGCTTCCGATTATGGATTTATATAATGGCTAGAATAAGACCTAGACGTAGAGAAAACTCTATAAGAAAAACTACTGGTAAAGGTGGTAATTATAGAAAGACAAGATCAGGAGCAGGAATGACACGTAAAGGTGTTGCTGCTTACAGACGAGCTAATCCTGGTTCTAAATTAAAAACTGCAGTTACTGGTAAAGTTAAAGCTGGAAGTAAAGCAGCTAAACGTAGAAAATCTTATTGTGCTAGATCACTAGGACAATTAAAAAGAAGCTCTGCTAAAACAAGAAATGATCCTAACTCTAGAATAAGACAAGCTAGACGTAGATGGAAATGCTAGACGCATAGAAACTTTTGTTATATATTGTTTTTCAAAAATAGGAAAACATGAACTTAGCAGATTTATTAAAAAAAAATATAGTAATGGTTCCAGTTGTAGCTTCAGTGTTAGTCGGAACATTTACTGGTGTTAGATATATTGTTAATCTAACAGACACTATTAACTCAAACCAACAACAAATTGTTGATCTTAAAAGAGATTTAAAAGTTGCTGAAGATAAAATTGTAGACCAAAACACAAGATTAACTTCTGCTGAATCTACTTGGCAGATGGCAGAAAATTTATATAGACAACTAGCAGATCAAGTTAGAGAACACGACTATGATATTAAGGATTTAAATAGGTAGTGTATGGAGGTTCTCAGGATGAATTATTACTTTACAGGGTTAATTATTCTAGCTCTTACAATGTTAGCTTTGTTTGTAGAACCTGCTTATCCTAGAAACGAATACCTTAATGAGTATGGTGTAAGATGTGGCGAAATGGAAGTAAGCACAGAAAGACGTGATACTGATTATAATTATAGTGATAGTAATACACATGAAGATCAATATAT